GAGAATATTTAATGAAACTTCTGTTGACTGGACACCAGATGGCACAATATACACAAGAATAATCGTTCATAACTTAAACACGTTATTTCCAATTATACAGGTATATAATAATATATTAAAAGAAACAGTTCCATATACTTATAGATCAATAGATGAAACTATGGGTACTATAACACTAACATCACCTAGTTTCGATCCTTTATTAGATGGTGTTCATGTAGTTATGGCTGGTATACTCTTAGAGGTATAATGAGATTAATAAAGTTTTTATCCTATTCTAATGATGATAAAGATGTTCTGAGGTTCAGGTCTATGCGTATTGGTCTGACTAAGGTAAAAGTGGATAATTCTAAAATCTTAGAGGAAATATATAAAAGATATGATATAGAAAAAATAGAACCAATACTTGAAAATATAAATAAAGAACTACGAAAATTTTACAATGGAAAATATTTTTATGATCTTGTTATTACTGAAGAAAAGAATAAAAAAATAAATGAGATAAGTGATAATAAAAAAAGAACAGAGGCAATGTCCATATCTTTATATGAAGCTAATGATAAATTATCAAAATTAAAGGGTAAAGTTGAAAAAATTATAAAAGATAGTTTACAAAGCACTTAATTTTATGTATAATGTAATTAAGAATAAAAATATGGGGGTGATAACAACGATAAATAAATCTAATTTCTATGTTACAAATGCTGATCTTTTAGGGGAAATTATAAAATATAAAGAAAGTGGTAAAATGTCGGAAGAACTTGGTAAGATGTTATTATTAATATCAACAAACTATTCAACAAAAAGTAATTTTTCTGGTTATACGTGGCGACAGGATATGGTATCAGAATCAATATTTACTTGCATAAAATACTTGAAAAATTTCAACCCCGAAAAATCAACAAATGCTTTTGCTTACGTTACACAAATAATGAAAAATGCTTTTAAATTATACATAACAGAACAGAAAAAACATAGTAAAATTAAAGACGTATGTTATAAAGGTTTTGAATACTACCAAAAAGAATATAAAATATCTTATCAATCTGATAAATCACTTGACTATGGAGAAATTTTGTTTCTTTCAAATGAAACTGTGGAGAAATAGTAATGTTATTTGTAGCTGATCCTCATTTGGGTGTAAAAAATGATGATGTTGTATTTTTAATACAATCTGTTAATCTATTTAAAACAATGATAGATTATTGTATCTCCAATGATATTACTGAAATTGTAATACTTGGAGATTTTTTTGATGATAGGAAAAGTATAGGAATTAAATGTATAAATGCCGCAATGGAGATAGCAAACCTTCTAAAAAACAGTAAGATCACTGTTTATTTAATTATAGGAAATCACGACACTTTTTATAAAAATGAAATAAAAACACATTCTTTAAAAATATTTGAAGAATATGATAATATTCATATAATTAATGATACATTAATACGTAGAAATATTGGATATGTTTCTTGGAACCAATCTATTGATATAGATTGTGAGTATCTTTTGGGACATTTTGAAATAAATGGGTTTCCAGTATCAGAAAATGTTATATCAGAAAATGTAAAATATTCTGTTAGTGATTTTAGAAGATTTAAAAGTGTTTATAGTGGTCATTATCATATACCATCTACAAATGGTAATGTAACATATCTTGGTTCACCATACCATCTTACATTCAATGATGCAGGTAGTGATCGTGGTTTTTATGAGTTCAATGACGGTATATTAAAGTTTATAAAGTTTAATGGTATTGAATACATAAAAGTAACAACAGAAGAAACAATAAATCCAGATAAAATAAAGAATAATGTGGTGAAATTAATATTCAAGAATGATTATGGTTCTGTAGAAAACCAGAAAATAATTGATAAAATTCAGTCATACGAACCATTGAGATTTTTTATTCATTTTGATGTAAAAAGAAAAGAAGTTGAAGAAAAATCTGTAGTTGCAGAAGTTAAATCAAATAAGGATATTTTGTTTGATTTTATAAAAATTTATGATAATCCAGATTATATAGACATCAATATGATGATGAAAATTATTAATGAAATTATTGAATAAAGGAGACTGTTATGTTTTTAGTAAAGCCCAAAGTAGAATTGTTAGCAATATCAGGAATTAGTACCCTACCATATGAGTATAATAACCCAAATCCACTTATTGAGTATGCTGGACGAACTTGTTATAAATCAGAAAATAAAATTAGCGATGAATCAACCGAAATATTTATACATAACATAGAGTTAAATGCTCATTATTCTGTAATGGAACATTCGTGGGAATATAAGTATTATGAGACTTTTAATGTGCCAATATATCCATATTTAAATTATATGTCCATAGATAAGGGTGTTGTTGTGGCTGGTAATAAAAGGGCATTTAAAGAATGTTGTTTTGATCAAATAAAAACATCTCCACTGTCTTTTAGTGATTTTTATAGTGAAGTGTTTAAACAACAAGCATGGAATATGTTGTCAGCATCTGTTAAATACATCTGTGATAGAGGTGTTACACATGAACTTGTGAGACATCGCCCAGTATCATATTCTCAAGAAAGCACTAGATACTGTAACTATTCAAAAAATAAATTCAATAATGAATTGACATTTGTTATACCGCCATGGCTTAACGTGATAAAAGAAGGTCAGTATAGTAATATTGTTTCAGCATATAAAATTAACGAAGATATACCAAAAGCCGGTAGTGTGTGGATGAGACATTTATTTAATGTAGAGGAAACATATATGAAATTGGTAACAGAACACAATTGGGCAGCACAGGAGGCCAGATCAGTTCTACCAAATTGTTTAAAAACGGAAATTGTTGTTACTACTGATTTAAATCAATGGAAACATATGTTTAGTTTGAGAACATCAGAAAATCCAAAGGCTCACGTTCAAATACAAGAAATAATGAACCCAACAAAATCAGAATTTATGTATGTATTACCACATGAAATTTTTGAAGGTATATAGGAGGCAACTATGAAAGAAGAATATTGTCATTGGTGTGGTGTATCATTAAAGGAAGCGTCAGAAATAACATATATTAATGGCAACTTGCCTGTATGTGATCTCTGTTTAATGAAGGATAATAAAGAAAAGGAAACTGTGCCTATATCTATTAAATATACAACACATTATCCTACATATCCACCATACTATCCTGCATACTATTATCCTACATACTATCCACCATATTATTATCCTACATATTATTATCCACCATATTATTACCCACAATATATATCATAGTGGGTAACAACATACACATAAGCACATAATTAAAGATAAAAATTATATCTTGACATTATTAAATAAATGGTGTATAATTTAATAAAAAATGAATAGGAGATTATGAAATGTCTGTAAGGTATGAAGAAACAACAAGCGATGTTAAAAATCTGGCCCAGGAAATTATTTCAGAGTATTTTCCAGAACTTAGGGATGTGAAAATTAATTATATATTTGACCTAAAGAAAAAAATGTCAAATGGAAAGTTAGTTCTTGGCCGATGTCAAAAAACTACAGAAATATTGAAGTTTTTTACAATTGACGAGGCAAATGATGAAGATGGGTATCAATACATTATATATCTTGATAAATGTGCGTGGGATAACATTGAAAAGGAAGATAAAGCTCGTCTTTTGAGACATGAGTTGAGACATATCTTCATTGATAATGATGCTAAACAGCCATATAAGGTTGTACCACATGACGTGGAAGATTTCGCTGAGGAAATTGAACTCAACGCAAACGATATTAGATGGGCTGAACGTGTTGCCAGTCTTACAGAAAACATTTACAGCCAGAGGTCTGATGACGAAGAAGAGGATTAATGTTATCCGATAACGTGAGGTTTGGAATAATATATAAAGCAACAAATATTATTAATGGTAAACATTATATAGGCCAAACAACACAAAATTTAAAAAAACGGAAAATAGCGCACAAAACAGAAGCTAAACAAAATAAAAAGAATATGTATTTCCATAACGCTTTGAATAAATATGGTTTTGATAATTTTGAATGGGAAATTATCTGTGAATGTTCTTCAAAGAATGAAATGAATAAAATTGAAGAAGAACAAATAAAAAAGTATAATTCACAAAATAAAAAATATGGTTATAATTTATTGCCCGGTGGTAAAAGTTCATCTGGCTTTCATTTAACAGAAGAATGTAAAAATAAAATAAGAATTTCTAATCTAGGAAAACATCAAATGTCCGATGATTTAAAAAGTATAATGAGTATCAATAGACTTGGTGATAAAAACCCTATGTTTGGAAAGATATTATCAAAAGAACATAAAAAAAAGATGTCAGACAGTCTCAGAAAGTATGATATCATAAAAATGATGAAAGCTGTTTTTTATAGAACAAAAGAATATTTGAAGTATGATGACATTTCAAAATTACTTAATGTTCCAAAGGAAACAGTAAAGTATTGGGTAACTAAGTATAGAAATAACAAAGATTTTGCTGAGGAAATTGAACTTGCAAATAAAGATTAATAAAGGAAGAAAATTGATGTATTTTTAAACTTATTCTAATAATACGAGGGGGGTGTAACCAATGACAAACGATGTTGTACGAGATTATTTCAATAAAGAATATGATAAACTACATCCAGAAGAAGAAAAAACATATGTTGTTAATATAAAAGGACAAACCTTTTTTTTAACAACCAGAGAAATAATTGTGTTGGCTGATGAACTTGGCAAATATTTGTTAGCTTTTTTTACGGAAGATGAAATAAGAGATATATTAACAAAAGGTAGGGATGAATTTGAAAGGTTGGTGAAAAATGAAAATATATAATATGGATGATAATGAATATGATGAACTTGTTGTGGAGGTTGAAAAACACCCAGATATTAAATTAGAAGAATTGTCTATATTTGAAATTATAGGCATAGGAATTGGTAAACTTGTATCAGATAAAAATGAAGCTTATGGTGATTCATTCACACAGTCTGAAAAAATACTTAAAATACTATTTCCAGATGGTGTAAAAACAGAACAATATCGAGATGTTCTTTCTATAACAAGGGTAATAGATAAATTATTCAGAATTGCAAATAGAAAAGATGCCTTTGGTGAATCCCCTTGGCGAGATATTTGTGGGTATTCAATCCTGTCTATATGGAGAGATGAAGAAAATAAAAATGTTTAGGTGGGATATGTTTAATGCGATTAGATTTACAGAAAGTAACTTTTAAAAACTTTATGAGTTATGGTAATGTAGCTCAAAGTATCGAATTTAAAGAAGGTTTAAACCTAATAACAGGTAAGGATGTTGGCAGTGGTAGGTCTAATGGGGCTGGTAAAAGTTCAGCCCTATTGACAATACCATTTGCTTTGTTTGGAAAAACTGATAAAGAAATTAAAAAAGATCAAATTGTTAATTGGAAGAATAAAAAACATTGTGAAGTTATTTTGTCGTTTAAGAAAAATAATGATGTATATTCTGTACTTAGGGCTATAAAACCAGATAAGTTAGAAATATATAAAAATAATGTGTTAGTACAACCACCATCAGATGTTAGGATGTATCAAAAAGTATTGGAGAATGATATACTTAATACCAATATGAGTTTTGATATGTTTATGTATCTCGTATATACAAATCTCAATTCAAGTATCCCACTACTAAGAATGACAACACCACAAAAACGCTCGTTTTTGGAACATATGTTTGGTCTTGAACTATATACAAAAGTTAATGAATTAGCAAATGAAAAATTAAAAAATATTCAAGAAAAAGTATTTACACTTAAAGTTTCAGTAGATCAAATGACATCTACTGTTTCCGACCTGACTAAACAAAATGATGGTTTAAGATTAAAAATTGTTAGTACGTCATCAGATGAAAAAAAATTAGATGAAAAGAACAAAGAATTTTCTGAAATAAATCAACATGATCCAACTGTTAAGGAAAACTTGACAGTTGAAATTGATGAATTGGTAAAAAAATTAAACAAAACAACAAATGATTATAGATTACTTGATAATGATATTAGGGACTTAGAGGCAGAAAACAAAAATAATACTGCTAATATTATATCAATAAATGAACAAGAGAAAAAACGTAATGATAATCTATTGTTTGTAAATAAAGAAATTGAAAATTTAACTGTAGATCAGGATATTATTTTTCTAAGTGTTGATAATGTTGGTGAAATTAATAAAAAAATAGAACAATTAACAAATGATAGAGCCAGTATTATTACAAATATTACAGTTTTTACATTTGAACTTGATGATAAAAAGAAAACATATAAATCACTGGAATCTGGTGTATGTCCGACCTGCCATCAAAGTTGTTCTCATGATATGTTAGAGAATGGTTATGTTTCTATAATATCAGAGTTAGAATTAAAAATAAGTGATTACAAGGAAAAAATAAAACAATTTGATATACTTATAAAAGAATATAAGGATAGTATATCACGTAATGATAAAGTTATCGAAAAAAATCAGGAAAAAACTAATAAGTTAAATATTCTACAATCAAAACGAGATGTTATACAGAATATGGAGATACCATCACCAACGGTTTTTTCTGAAAAGATCAAAGAAAATAATATAAAATTGGAAGCTCTTTTAGATAAGAAGCCCGTTATTGAAAATGACATCAAAAATCAAGAAGAAATAATCTTAGTAAAAAAACATAATTTAATATCCATACAACAAACATTAGATAAGATAATGACAATAAAGAATGAAATACTGGCTATTGAAAATGAGATAAGAACAAAAAAAGAAATGAAGTTGAACATAGAAACATTAATAAAGGAAAATGATGATAAGATAACGGAATTATTAAGTAAAACAGTAAAGACAAAATCAAGTATAGATAAACTATCAACATTATCAGATTATCTTAACCATTTGAAATTGTTATGTAAAGATGAGAATGTAAAACAATATGCTATATCTTCCATCCTACCTTACTTTGAACAAAAAGTTAATTTTTATCTTTCTGAGTCAGGTAGTAACCATTATTTAAAGTTTGATAAATGGTTAAATGTTGAAATAAGTGGTCCCGGCATTCATTCTGTTGGTTATAATAGTCTAAGTAGTGGAGAACAAAGAAGTATTGATCTATCAAATCAATTTTCTTTTTTAGACATATCTAAAACAAGGTCAGATTTATTTCCAGATGTATTACTGTTAGATGAAATACTTGATAGTAGCATAGACTGGACGGGAATATATAATATTATGAGAATTGTAAAAACTAAACAGGCAGAAGATAAAAATAAGGTGTTTATTATTACACACAGGACTGAAATATCAGATGTTGATGTTGACAATGTTTATAATGTATATAAAGAAGATGGGTTTAGTCGAATAGAAAAAATTGATTAATCCCCCGAATATTCAGAAGTAATAGAGATTAAATGAAATTTATAGAGAAAAAATATTGGTCATAAAATAATAAAAGTATTTACAATTGTACAAATTATGATATAATTATATATATGAAAAAAAATAGTTATGAATATGTAAAGAATTATATAGAAACAAACAATTATACCTTATTATCAAAAACATATTATAATAACAAGATGCCATTATCAGTAAAATGTCCAAAAAATCATATATTTGAAATAAGATTTAATAGTTTTTATTCTGGTAGAAGATGTCCTGTATGTTTTGGTACTTCTAAACATACATTAGAATATGTTAGAAATTTATTAAAAAATGATGGGTTTACGTTATTATCTGATAACTATATAAGTAATAAGAAAGATATATTAATTAAATGTCCAGTTGGTCATATTTATAAAACATCATTTCATTCATATCAACAAGGTGATAGATGTTTGCAGTGTTTTCTTGATCGAAATTTTTCACAAGAGGAAAAAAATATTTTAAAATATGTGGAAACAATTTATGATGGAACAATTTTGCCAAATAATAGATCAGTTGTAAAAAATAATATAACAGGAAGAATGTTAGAATTGGATATATTTTTACCTGAAATAAACAAAGCTATTGAATATAATGGTTCTTATTGGCATTCAAGTAATTATTCCAAGTATAAGGATAAACAAAAGGTTTTACAGTGCAAAGAAAAAGGTATTGATTTATTGGTAATAAATGATGATGACTATATAAAAAATAAACAACAAGAATTAAATAAAATAAGTTTTTTTATAAAGGGGTGATTAATGAGCTTACAGGATTTAAAAAAATTAATAGAAAAAAATGTTACAGGTGTTCATGTTTCAGCTATGACTGATTCCGATTTTGTTAAAAGTACGGATTTTATTAAAACACCGAGCTTAGATTTAAACAGAATATTGAGTGGTAACTTGTTTAAGGGAATACCAAATAGAAACCTTGTTGGTATAACAGGTCCTGAACATACAATGAAAACATCCTTTATGGTTCTATGTATGGCAGAAGCTATACAACACGGATACACACCTGTTATTCTAGATACAGAGGGTGGTGTTAAGGGTGATTTTGCAACAAGGTGGGGACTTGATTTATCAAAAGTTCTTTATATATACACGCCTTGGATACACAAAATTCAATCTGTACTAGCATCATTAAAAGATAGTGGGGAACAAAAATTTATAATTGGTCTTGATAGTGTTGGTGGTATTGACAAATATGGCTCATATGAAAGTGCTCTTGGTGGTGATCCTAAAAGTGATCAGGGACAACTACAAAGACAGATACGTTCTATGTTAAAACTTTTGTTGAATATTTGTATTGAACAAGATAGTATTGGTATAGTAACATCTCATATGTATGCAAGACCGGGAACGGTT